TTACTAAAGATGCAGCAATCATCGTATCTACTATTCTTCCATTAATTTTTATACCCATTGAACGAATCCAACAAACATCATACATTGCATTGTGAAATATTTTTGTTGAAGTTGTTTTACAAATATCTGTAAACCATTGAATTACTTTACTTTTTTCTAGGTTGCCACCACCTTCATGATCAAACGGAAAGTATCCAGAATAACCCTCTGTTGCAACTGCAATGCCAACAACTTTACCTTTACCAACCACAGAACCTGAACCCA